CGCATGGTGAGTGCCGTGGAAACTGAAGTTTGGAACGCTAATCCAAGTGGGCTGTGTCGCAACCATTGTCCAGTTACAGAATGTGTACATAACGGGAGAAATTAATGCCTTACACGAAAAAGAAAAGACCTTACAAAAAAGAGTATCAGCAGCAAAAAGAGCGCGGTGAACATGCTGATCGCATGGAGCGTCAAAGAGCTAGACGGAAGATGGATGCGACTAGCCCTGACAAAAACAAAAACGGCAAAGCTGACAAGCGAGAAGGTAAAGATGTTTCGCACAAGAAAGCTTTGAGTAGGGGTGGCAAGAATAGCGATGGAGTTCGCGTAGAGAGCAGATCAAAAAACAGAGCAAGAAATTACAAGAAG